AAAGGACAATTTGGCGGCCTGAACGTCAAGCTGGAGCTGTGGCAGAAAGCCATGGTGGCCGCCATGTTTGGGTTTGTTGACAAACAAACAGGGCTGCGACGGTTCCGGGAAGTCGTCCTGATGGTGGCCAGAAAAAACGGGAAATCTACATTAGGCTCCGCCATAGGCATTTATCTCATGGTTGCCGATCAGGAACCCGGCGCAGAAATATATGCGGTGGCCACAAAACGGGACCAGGCAAAAATCATTTGGATGGAAGCTGTGAAAATGGTCCGGAAGTCTCCGGAGCTGCTGCGGTTAATAAAGCCGCGGGTTGCAGAAATGCGCAGCGAGTTTAATGACAGCATTTTCCAGCCGCTGGGAAACGATTCCGACACGTTGGACGGTCTGAATGTGCACGGCGCATTAATGGACGAGCTGCACGCATGGAAAGATACAAACCTGTATGACGTTATCGTCGACGGTGTAAGCGCGAGGCGGCAGCCGCTGATTTTGATTACCACAACAGCCGGCACGGTGCGTGATGGCATTTTTGACATCAAGTACGAAGAGATAGAGCGCGTTATCGACAGCTATACCGGTGAATGTATCAACGACAGGATCCTGCCGTTAATATACGAACTGGATGCGCGCAGCGAATGGACGCAACCGGACTGCTGGATAAAAGCAAATCCTGGCCTGGGCACCATCAAATCGGCGGAAGTGCTCGCGGACAAAGTGAAGGCTGCGCAGCTTGACAGCCTGAAAGTTAAAAATCTGGTATGCAAAGATTTCAACATTCGCGAAACCGGCGCAACGGCGTACATGACATACGAAGAAATCCTGAACACTCAGATTTTTGACGTGAACGCAATGCGACCACGGTATGCTATCGGCGGTGCGGATCTCTCAGAAACGACAGACTTGACGGCTGCGGTGGTTTTGTTCCGAATGCCGGGGGACTGGCATTTGTATATCCGGGCCATGTTTTGGATGCCGGAAGACCTTCTGGAAATCCGGGTAAAAGAAGACAAGGTGCCATATGACATTTGGAAACAGCAGGGGCTGCTACGAACGACACCAGGAAACAAATTACATCCAAAATACGTTACGCAATGGTTCGTAGAAATTTCGGAGGAAATGGACACGTACATTACATGGATCGGGTACGACGCCTGGGCCGCAGCGTATTGGGTGGAGGACATGCAGGCCAGCTTCGGGCCGAACGCCATGGAGGCCGTGCGGCAGGGAAAGCAAACACTATCCATCCCGCTAAAGGAATTGAAAGCAGATTTGTCCGCTAAGCGGGTTATATATCAAAATCATCCGATTTTAAAATGGTGCCTGTCAAACATGAATGTGGAATCAGATAAAAACGGGAACATACAACCCTGCAAAGGGAAAAATCCGCGGGCGCGAATCGACGGCGCGGCAGCGCTGCTGAACGCCTACGTAATATATAAAAAACACGAAGAGGAATATCTTTCCGACGTCAATGTTGAGAACGAAGGGGCGTAACATGGGATTTTTTACACGGATTAAAAATATGATTAAGGACCGGAACCCGACCGAAACGGTTGTGAAGCTGGTCCGGGAATCGGGAAACGGCGTTTACACATGGAGCGGGGAGCTGCTGGACAGCGGCGACGTCCGGGCCATGGTAAGACCGTTTACTCAGGCGGCCGGAAAGTTTGATGCCAAACACATCCGGGAAACCGTGGAAAAAGACGGGAAAACGGATATAAAAGTCAATCCGGAGCCGTATATCAGAATCTTACTGGCTGAGCCAAACCCGATAATGACCGGCGTGGCATTTCGGCAGCGTCTGGCCTGGCAGTACATGTTAAAAAACAATGCGTTTGCCTATATCGTCCGCGACGCCAACGGCTTTGCCATACAGATGTATCCGCTGGAGTGGACAAGCGTGGAGGCGTTACTGGATGAAAACCGGCAGCTGTATTTGCGGTTTAATTTGCAAACCGGGAAACAGGCTGTTATCAGCTACGAGGATGTAATCCATATCCCGCGAGACGTTGGCGGCAATGAATTGTTTGGCAGGCCGAACCAGAAGGCGCTCGAAACGCTGATGGAGGTTGCCGAGGCGTCGGATCGGTCCATTATTCAGGCCGTAAAAAATGGCGGCGCAATAAAATGGCTGTTGAAATATACGCGTGGGATGAAGCCGGAAGACCTGCGCACTCGCGCCAAAGAATTTGCGAAAAGCTTTCTGGACACGGAGAACACGGAAGACGGGAGCATCGGCGTGGCGGCGACCGGAGCGGATGCAGAAGCACGTCAGGTGGAGCCGCATGATTACGTACCGAATGCTATGGTTATGAGCGCTGTGAATAAGCGACTGATGGCATATTTCGGCACCAACGAAAAAATAATTAACTCCAGCTACACAGAAGACGAATGGAATGCGTATTTTGAAAATGTAATCGAACCTTTTGCTCAGGCTATGGCGGAAGAGTTTACACGCAAACTATTTAGTCGATGGGAGCGCAACAGGGGGAACCGGATCACGATGGACAGCACCAGCTTGCAATACGCGAGCATGGCCAGCAAATTAAATCTGGTGCAAATGGTTGACCGTGGTGCTTTAACGCCAAACGAATGGCGGCAGATTTTGAACCTGTCACCAATCGAAGGCGGAGACAAACCGATCCGGCGGTTAGATACCCAAGTCGTAAAGGAAGGAGGTAAAGGATAATGCCAAAAAAGCTGAAAATTCAAGGCACGATTATCCCGTCCGATTATCAGGGCATATACGACTGGATTGGCTGGGAAGCGACATCTCCGGCCAAAGTAGAAGCGTTTCTGGAAGAGGCTGGCGGGGAAGACATTGAACTGGAAGTCAACTCTCCCGGCGGATATGTTTTTGCCGGCATGGAAATTTACAACCGGCTGAAAATGTACAGCGGAAATGTTACCGCTATCGTTATGAGTATAGCGGCGTCGGCAGCGTCTCTGATTATCTGTGCGGCCGATACCGTGCGTATGTCTCCGGTATCTCAGCTGATGATCCACAGAGCGCACTCCTGGACAGAAGGCGACGCAAACGATATGTATAAAACTGCTGACGACCTGGCGAAACTGGACGAGTCCATTGCAAATGCCTACATTGACAAGACGGGCATGGGCAGGGATGAAGTGATGAAAATGATGGATGTGACGACCTGGCTGGGCGCGGAAGAGGCAAAAGAAAAAAAATTTGCTGATGAAATCCTGTTTCAGCAGGAAGAACAGCCGGCAGCGGCGGCAGGCGGCGCGGTTATGTTAACGACCGGCCAGATTGCCATGCTGGCGGAAGCCATGAAGGCAAGAAACACAGTCGACGAGCAACAGAAAACTGCTGCTTTAGATCTGCTCCGGCAGAAATACAATTATTTAACATTAAGAAATGGAGGAACAAAATGAACAAAAAAGAGTACGAAGCAAAACGCGCTCAGCTGCTGGCAGAAATGAAGGCAGCAATCGACGCCGGCGATGCTGTAAAAGCGTCTGCGGCAGAAAAGGAAGTTATGGAGCTGGATGAAAAATTTCAGGCGCTGGCTAAGGCACAGGCGAACTTTGCCGCCCTGAACGGCTCTCAGGTTCCGGCAGCTCCTGCCGTTCCGGCTGCGTTGAACACTGCGCCGATCGCGCCCGTGTCCAATGCAAAAGCTGAAGAGGACAAGCTGTATACCCAGGCATTTGCGCATTACATGATGGGCGTAAAAATGTCTGCTGAAGAGCAGAATATTTTCGGCGCACGTAATGCAACGTCCACCGTGAAAGAAAACCATGTTGTAGTGCCTACTACTCTGAAACAGGGAATCTGGACCGAGATGGAAGAACTGCATCCGATTATTGCGGATCTGGCAGGCACCAACATCCCCGGCGACGTTGATATCCTGCTGGAGTCTACTGCAGGCAATAACGCCGCATGGTATGACGAAGACGCAGTGACCGCGGAGAAAGTCGTTAACACTAAGATTACGCTGAAGGGCTGCGAACTGGCCAAAGCCATCGAAGTTTCCTGGAAGCTGAAAAAGATGGCCGTGGACGAATTTCTGTCTTACGTTGCCAAACGCATTGCTGATAAAATGGCAAATGCTCTGGCGGCCGGCCTTGTTACCGGCGCAGGCGTAGGAAACGGCACTACCGATAAACCGAAACCGCTGGGCGTTGTTACCAAACTGGAAGCAGAAACCAGCACTCCGCAGGTAGGGACCTACACTGCAGCCAACGGCATCGGTTATGCTGATTTGACCGCAATGCGCGCAAAAATTAAGAGCGGCTATGCTGCAGGCGCGGCGTTTTACGCTAAGAGCGATACCATCTGGAACCAGCTGGCCAACATTGTGGACGGGAACGAAAGACCTATCTTTATCCCGGACGCAACCCAGGGCGGCGTGGGCAGGATTTTCGGCATCCTCGTAAAAGAAGAAGACGCCATTCCGGCAGACGCTGTACTGCTGGGCAACATGGCCAAAGGCTACGCCTTCAACGTGAACGAAGACATTACCATGTACCAGGAAGACCATGTGCTGGCACGCACTACCGATTACATGGGCTATGCTTTGGTTGACGGCCAGCCGCTCACCACTAAAGCATTTGCTTACTTAAAAAAATCGTCCTGACTGAGACCGTAGAGAATGGATCTGACGACTCCGGCTCCGGAAATTCCGGGGCCGGAGATAACGGATCCGAGGCAACGGAAAACAGCATAACCTTCAGCCGGGCTTCTGCTGCTGACGTTGTTGTCGAAGTCACGGACGGCGTAATCGTGGGGCTGAAAAATAACACGTCCAACGTTAACACGGATAACTACACCATCGCGGAAGGCGGCGGCAGCATAACCATTAAAAAGGAATACCTGTCCGGCCTTGCTGATGGTGAAAAGACGTTCCACATTTTACTGGAAGACGAAACGGATATTGAGTATCTGATCACGGTGGGTGATTAAGTTGGCCATCACTCTTGAAAAAGTTAAACGGTATTGCCGCGTAGACATTACGGAGGATGATTCTCTGCTGAGCGGCCTGATGGCGGCAGCGTCCGAACTCATAAAAGAGCAGTCTGGGAAAAATAAATATATCGGAAACGGCAGCAGCGTCCCTGTTGATATTGACGATACGGAACTTTTTCAGACGTGCGTCTGCCAGCTGGTTGAACATTGGTATGACCGGCGCGGGGCTGTAGACGGACAACAGCAGCATCACATTCCTTATGCCGCGGATTCCTTAATTGCACATTTTAAATACAGCTGCGAATATGCGTACATAGCTCCGGCTGTTAACGAGGTTATTAATAATGATCCTGGACAAGACGGTTGATATCAAAATCAACGGAAAGAGCTATAAGCTTTGTTACCCGATGAAAAGCGTGGTCGGGGCGGAGCGGGAATTATTCCAGAACAATCTGCTGGTTACGGTGGCCCAGGGTGTTAACGGTTTACCGCCAAACCTGTCCGACATGTATACGATTTTTAAGCACGGTTTGCTTGGCGGCCAGCCAGAGCTGGAAGGCCGGGACGACGTAATCGAAAATTTATATTATCAGGCGGTAGAAGAGATTGGCGTGTTGCCGGTTTTCCAGGCCGGCCTTGATGCCGTCCGAAAAAGCGGAGTGCTGGGGGATACAACAAAAAAACCGGCAGCCGCTCAAGCAGCTCCGGCGGCGGAATAAGACCGGGACGCAGTTTCCGGAACGCCAGAGAATTAATCGAAGCTCTGGAAATATACGCGCTGGGGGAGCTGCATTTGACGCCGGAACAGTTTGCCGGATGCACGGTCCGGGAGCTGGATGCGCTAACAGACGGATATCAGCGACGGTATGAACGGTTAGAAGACTTATTTATATTATATGTCGCCTTGCCGGTATATCGGGCTGCTTACGGAAGGAAAGCGCCATCCTACCGAAAATTAACCGCACACAGACGTCGCAGTCAGGGATACATCGGCACGATAGATCCGGAAACGGCGAAAAAGTGGCGCAAGATTTTAGGAGCGATTAAATGAAACATAACCCGGCGGAACTTAACCGCATAATTACATTGCAAAAGCCCGGCCAGTCGGTCCGGGACGAAATGGGCGGCCTGCAGCCGCCAGAGTATGAAACGGCCGGAAGCTTTCCTGCCAAAGTCACGCAGCGGAATCAGTCGCGGCAGCAATTTGTTGCTGATTATGTAACAGCAGATACACGGTATTTTGTTGTGCGAGACATCCGGTCCATATGTCCGGGAATCAATGCGAAATGGCGCCTGCTGTATAAAAATTACACATGGATCATTAACAAAGTGGAGCTGCTGGACGAAGAAAAACCGCCGTACATACAGATCACGGCTACAGCCATAAACAGTAACGGGGGGATAATATGACTGAGATAAAAGTGCCTCTTTATCCGGCCACGATGGCTTTATACCAGGTGCTGTGTAATGGCGACGCGTGTGGTTTGGAATGGTATGAAGGCGGCTCCGACATTGAAGAAATCGACGGCGATTTTCGGGATCAGGCAACGTTTAGTTATGGAATTTTGGGCGCTGCTGAAGCGGATCAGAACGACCGGGTGGACGATATCTGGGATTACAGTATCGTGCTTGAAATATATAGCAGTTATCCGGGCAGAAAAGTCGTCGCACAAAAACTGCAGGAATTAATGTCGTTTTTATGCCAGGAAACAACCTGGCAAAGTTTGGACGCGTTGCTAAATCCGGAAGGGTTTACCACGATATCAATGAGCATAGGGCCTCACAGGCTCAACCCGGCGATACGTGGCGATAACGGAAATTGGCAAAGCGGAAGCGTGAACGTAGTTATTAAATTAAATCGTGTGTAAAGGGGTGAAAAAATGTCCACTACTATTGCAAAAGCAAATTACCCGGAAGCGCCGGGCAGTGTAGGCATCAGCGGCAAGGAAGAGGTAATCTTCGTAAATTATGGGACCGGCGCAACAGCGTCGAATCCTGTCTGGAACAAGGTAGGCGGCATTCTGGAGCACAGCCTGAATATCAGCCTGGAAGTCAAGACTGTGCAAACAAAGGATAGCGGTTATTGGACCGAGGGCGGGATCACCGGCAAGTCTGGCGAGCTTAGCGCATCCATCCTGGCCAAAGAGGACGATATCGGCCAGGAAGTGGTCGACAATTTCGTACACGACGACGAAACCACCAAAGAAAAGAAGGCTTTGCAGTTTGCCATCGTCAACATTAGCACGCTCAAATATAAAAAGTTTTGGGCAGCTCCGACGTCCTGGGAAACTACGGCGTCCTCCGAAGATCTGCTGCAGAAAAGCCTGTCCGCAACCGTGCTGGGCGAAGTAGAAAACCTGACCGGATTTGTGTTACCGGGAACGGGAACGGGCAGCGGAACATAATCTAAAACAAGGAGAAGCAAGGGGCTGCGGTCGCAGCCCCTATTACTAAACGTGAAAACATTAGAACAGCTGCAAAAACAGATTGATGAATATATAGCACACGGATACAAGAAGGTC